TATAGCTGCGCGGGTCGCCGCGCGAGGAACGCTCCAATTCCGCTAATTGCGAATGGAAAAGCTGAAAGTCAGCCGATGACGTTCCTTGCGTTTCGGGGTCGCCGCCGCACCGCTCACACGCGACAACATAGTACGGGATTATGTCGTGCATGTGCTCCGGCAGTTCTGGAATATCGATCAGGTCGGCAAGCGGTTTCGGGTAATACTCATAAATCACATCAACGCTAGTTTCGTTGGTGTCGCATACAAACTCCGAAGAACCCGGATAGTCCTGATAGAAGTCAATGGATTCATCGTCCACACGAACGTCAACGATGCGGATACACTGTCTTTCAAGGTCTGCCGTATCCAGAACGGAATCCGTCAACGTCACCGTTTCTTTGCGGCATTGCCTGAACCGCTGTGCCATGATCTTCATCGCACGGTTCGCGGAATTGATAAACGCGTTTCGGTATGTTTCGATGGTCTGCGTGCCGGTTCCGCGATGCAGACGAGTGAGCGAGGCAACAATGATCTCGTTAAGGTTCATGCAGTACCTCCGAAAAGTTTAATATCGCACCGTTAAAAGTTGAGTTTCACACCTTTGCCGGTCGTGTACCGCGCCATTGCCTCGTCAGACGTAACCTGAATCTTGATGCGCGAACGGATAAAGTCAACGAGATAACGGGGAAGGGACATCTCCACGCCGCGGCGCAAGCGAAGAATGTGACCGTTGATCGACCGCTCCCAAATCTGATGCTCCGCGCCGGGGTCGGCGGGAATGACGAACGTCACTAAATCGTCGCTCCGAAGTTCCTCAACAACGGTCTTTGGATGCTCAACGGGCTTCTCGACAGGCTTTTCAACGGGCTTTTCAATGCGCGGTTCAACCTTCTTTGGAGCCGCTTTCTTCGCGGCGGGTTTCTTGGTGGCTGGCATAATTCCTCCTGAAAAGGGGGCGCATTACGCGCCCCCCTCATGTCGATTCCGCTTAGGACACGGCATGCATCATGTCGATAATCCAGAGCGAGTTGAGTACCTTCGCGGCGTAAGCGTCAACCTTAGCCGCAATGGTCGCACGCTGATCCAACGGGTCATCCGTGCCAGACGAACCCTGCGGTTTCGTGATAATCCTCATGGAGCCGGAACCGGCAATGTCGATAATGCCGTAAGCATCCTTGCCGAAAATCAGCGAGTGATGTACGTCAATAGCGGCCTTGGTCGAATTGTCGGGTTTGCCAGCGTCCTCGGAGTACACGATGTCATCCGCAGTCAGCGCGTTGCCGCCGGAGAGGGTTTCAGTAACCTTGACCGTCTTAGTTGCCGCGGTGTACGGCGTCGTCGCATCAAGCGTGAGCTCAAGCGCGCCGACCTTGATCTTGTTGCCCGGAGTGGACAGGTACGCAACCTCGGCGGCGGTCGGGGCGTTTTTAAGCACGAAGTCGTGGCCGCTCGTGACGCTGGCGTTGACCTTGTTCAACACGGACTGTTTGCTAACGTAACCCTCGGTGCTCTTGACGAACTTCACGCCGTACATCTCGCCAAGTTCGCCCTTATACACCTTCTGCGTGTCAACGTACTGCGCCGGGGTTTTCCAATCGGAGTCGCTCATGAGGTCGTAGGCCGCGTCGGGGTCAACGATGCAGATGTAATGCTCGCCGCTCCCGCCGTCCGTGAAGCGCGGAGCCTTGGCCTTTTCAAGCGTCTTGGCGGCCTTGCGGACTTCCGCAACGGTCAGCTTGTTCGTAGCTTCGATCTGGCGCATGGCTGTGTTCCCGCCGCAGTAATGCGCCGAAGCGTCGGCAATCATCGCGTCGCGCGTCACCCAATCGATGGTACGCCCGATCTGGTCGCCCAGCAGTTCCGAAGCGTCGGCCTGAATGGGGTCGAAAGCGGTCATCTCGAGCAGGTCGGACGTTTCAATGAACGAACCGTACTGCTTGACCGTCGCCTCGACCTTGCTCTGCGAAAGAGCCTGACTGGCGGGGGTCTGACCTTCCGTGAGCGCAAGACTCACGGTGTCCGGCGTGAACAAATTCCAGCGACGGAACTCGACGGACTTGCCGCCGTTCTTGGGGATGCTGCGTTTCTGCCCGAACAGGCCGTATACAAGTCTGGTTTTTGCGGTTTCAAGGAGTTTCTTGTCGTAATACTCCTTGTTAATATAGGTGCTTCCTGCGGTGGAAAGCGTGGTATTTATGGACATGGTTCATCCTCCTGAAAGATTAGAACCTCGGCGTTTTACCTCTCAACTGTGCCTCTTTGATCTTAGCGTCAAGTTTCCAGAACTCCTCTGAACTCATGTCCGAAAAGTTTATTCTGGGCGGCGTTACATTCCCGCTGGCGGGGTTCATCGGCTTTGGCATGTTGCGCCGCTTCTCGATCTCGTCTGCAATGCTGTCAACCGCCACTTTAGGCGACTGCTGCGCTTGCCAGATTTTCGAGGCGGCCTCGATGCCGTAACGCTGAACATTTTCCACAAAGTCGCTGTTAACGTGCTCCGGCGAAAATTCCTCCGGGAGTACGCCGCTTTCTCGCGCTTCGATGATCTGCTGTGAGAGGTTCATTGCCGGGTCCTGAATTGGTGTTTGTTCCGGTTGTTTCGCCCGAATGTAGTCCTGATAAAAGGACTGCGGGTTTTCTGCGTACTGTTTGGCTTGCGCTTCGATGCGCTCGGATTCAATCCTGCGCCGCGCTTCCTGCACGGTGATGCCGTCTTTCGCGGCTCGGTCCTGCAGTAACATCTTGCCGATCTGGTACTCGTCACTCGATTCGTACCGCCTGGCGTACTTCTTGCGCTCGTCCTCCAACCTGCGGTTCAGTGCATAGTTAAAGTCCTTCTGATTCTCGATCTTTGGCTTCGCATCGCCGTCATGCGCGGGTTCCGCTACCGGCTCGTCAGCAGGCTGCGGTTCGGCCGTGCCAATGTCGATAATTTCTTCCGCAACGTCGGCCTGCGGGGTTACGACCATTTCTTCCATAATTCTCCTAAGCGGCTATGCCGCGCGTCTGTTAACGGTCAGACGAAACCGAAGTAAACTTTTGAGCAAAAAAATAAGCAGCTTAGATGCTGCCCCTTGCAAATCACACTTTTCAGCCCATAGGCTGTCCGTACATTCCTGCCGGTTCTTCCTCTTGGTTGTTCGCAAGCGCGGCCTGTGCCTGTCCTATCGCGCCCTTGTATGCTTCAAGCTCCTGCCCTTGCTGGTTCAGCATTTCCGTGAGCTGGGCGACCTGTTGCTGTAAAGCCAGCATCCCGCTGCTCTGCGCTTTGCGGATGTTGTCAAGCAGTTGTTCCTTCTCGTCGTATTCCAAGCCCTCGATCATGATCGCGGGGTCAACCATGCCCTGCAAGGTCTTGAGCATTTGCAACCATAATTCGTTATGCATCATTTTCGTGTACTTGGTTTGACGGGCGGTTTTTATATCGATGTAGTGCTCAACCGGCATGTTCCCGGGGAACAGCTTCTTGAAATCCTTCTTTCCAATCGACAACACCTGCGGCTGGCCCTGCACCGTTATGACAACATCCCGGGGAACAAGCGAGAACTCCCGCAAAACGTCGATCATCATGCGGACGGCTTTCTTGAACCCGTACTGCAAGGCCCTTGCTTCCATGCGGCTTCGCTTCGTTGACATATCCTGCAACGCCGTGATCGCGCTTGCCGCCGTGACGCTGCTGCCCGTGTTGCCTCTGGACTGTTCGTTTGACCCGCTCTCGCCCTTGATTGTGTTGCGGATGATCTGGATGTAATTCATGAGGTACGACGGCAAAGGCTTGGTTTCCATCCAATGCACAGCCGCTGAGGGGTTTTGCGTGGTCTGGATAATCTCCTTCGCGAAATCCCGTGCATCGTCAAAGTCCACGGAATCCTTCTGAATAATCATGCGGTTGTGCGATGCCCTGAACGCGTTCGTCAAAAGAATCTGATCGAGCTTGTCGCTGTACCGCTGCACATCCTTGAAAAGGTCGGTGATGCCAAGCCCAAGCGCGCTGCCCTTTTGGGGGAACAGCGGCACGACAATGAACGGATAAAAGCCGTGGGCATAGTATCCGTCGGGTTTCGCGTCGAAACTGCTCTCCAAGACCTGATGACCGGCAACCTTGACAAAGTGGATGCTGAACGTCTTTTCCTTGTGATCGTACACACGGAACCACGCCTCAATCAGCCGGTAACTCCGCTTTGTCTGCGCCGCTGTTTCCGCGCCGAAGTCATCATGCGTATCTTCCAAAAGGTCAGAATCGCCGCTCATGTACTGATAGTGGTCAGGATAGTGCTGTTTGAACCAGTCATAAGGTCGCCGGTCAACCTTGAACACGGCGCGGCCCTCTTGTAGATCAATACATTGCGGGTCGCACATCCAGTTCTTGTTGATGACGTACCTAAGATACGCACCGCCCAAGCCGTTGTTCAGGTCTTGGTCATAACCGACCTCCATGACAGTCCAGCCGCCGTTCAGCATGTCCTGTGTCATCTTTGCATACTCCAACTCGAAGTCGCAAACGTCAAGCTCCTGCCCGATAATCTTCGTCAAAGCCTTTGCCAACGCTTCGTTCCCAACAGAATCCGGCAGAATCACCGCTTCGGGCATTTCGTCCGACAAATCGGCCTTGATATTCTCGATTGTGGACGTAATGATCGGCGTACTCGGTTTCGGAAGATTCGGGTTGCTGTCACCGGGCGTTGTCGGCATACTTGCCCAATGATTGCCGTGGTAAATTTCCTCGTTTTCGTCTAAACGCTCCCACTCGGACTTGTAATCCTCGCAGTATTCCTTGAAAAGCGAGTAAATCGCGTCAACGAAATCCGTGTTTCCCTCGCCCGGCGAGTGTTTCCGCTTCAATCCGTCGCGGATTATGTCCATCAACGTCTGGTTTTCCATAACTCACCCCTACAAATTGAAATACCCGCCCTCCAACGGCTTTTTGCCGGTCGAGAACGGGTCGTATCGGCGCTCTTTCTGTTGCTTTACCGTTACGATCTTTGGCGCTGGTCGTGACATACAGGCGTAACGTAAACTTTCCGAGGCGTGGTCCTCACATTTGTCCGAAACGTCCTCGTGATCGTTCTCGTCGTAGTACAAAGCCGGTAAAGTGCGAATCAGATTCTTGCATGTCGAGAAAATTTGGAGCCAAGGCACACCGTCCGGCGCGTCAACCAAACATTCTCTGATTCTCTGCCAGCCCGAAATGCGGTTGTTGTCCGCTTTAATCAGCGGCACACCGTTGGCGAGGAAGGTTTCCGCTATGCTCTCGCCGCCCATTACGTCGCTTGCGCCGCGCTTCTGCCACATATCGGGGGAAGCGACTGTGTACGAAATGTCCTCACCGTAAGAACGCTCACAAATCATGTTCGCCATGACTGCCGCGTTCGTCTTGTTCTGGTAAATCTCGCGGTAAACATACAAGTGCTTGTCCGGCGACACCGCAAACCACAAAACAGCGCACGGGTCGTTGTAGCCCCAATCCATCGCGCGGAACCGCTTCCAGTATTCGGGGATGGGGAACGGCTCAATCACATGGCGGGCGAGTTCAAATTCCTCGAAGTACTGTCCGTCAACAACATTCCAATCGCCGTCCAAGTGCGCTTTGCGAAGGTGAGGGGGGAGCGTCTTTAAGTTGTCGATGTACTGCGGGTTGTTGTCTGTCAGAATGTGGTTGTCGTAAACACTCGCAGGAATAAAGATGTAATGGTCTGGATTTTCGCCGTTCTTGTAATCGCGGTCAATGAACAGCCGCTTTACCCAGTTATGCCCAACGCCGCCGGGGTTGCAGGTGTAGTACATACGCGGCGAAAAGTCCGTGCGCACCGACCGGTTGCAGGTCGTGAGGAACTGCATCTGCGCTTCGGTAAACTGTGTTGCTTCCTCCAATCCTACAACGTCATATTCTTGACCTTGGTACTGGTAAACGTCGTTTTCGGCGTCACAGTACCCAAGCACGATTCGGCTTCCGTTCGGGAACGTGAACGTGTGCTCGGCCTTGTTGAATTTCGCAAACCCAGCCAGTTCCTTCAAGAGTGGTATTTCATGGTTCTCGCGGAGTTCCGGCAGCGTCCGGCGAAGCAGGAGCAGTTTCAGATTTTCGTAGTGGCAAGCCAGCAGAACAAACTTCCGGCGCATTGCCCACGACTTCCCGCCACCGCGAGAACCCCCATATGCAACGTGCGGAGCAACAGCGGTAAAGAACTTCACTTGCTTTGGGTTCGGCGTTCCTTCAAGAGCAATTTCACGTGCCATATCTCATCTCACACAATCGCGCTCGCTTCTTTCTTCCTGCCGT